CTTTATTTCGTTAGTAGAGAACTACCCATGGATACCTCCATAACATACTCCGCTGCTGCACTAGCGCTAGTTGTTGGGAAACTTAGTTACGCCCATGTGAAGTTGTGGTGGAATGCTAAGAAATTGACGGACGTCTACATTGGACGAGCCACCGAGGTACAGGTCGACTTTGAAACTGTTGCAGAGGAACAAGCTGATGCTTTTGCCGAAGCGCTCGCAGTCGACCCTATCAAATCGGTGAGGAGACATAAAGGAATCTTCCGCCATTATCTTGTTAACACCGGCAAGCTAAAATTTGGCTGTCCCACCCGGAATGAGGCTAACCTACAAGTGGTTCGCAAGTATCTGTTTGATATCTGCAAGGATCACGGATTAGTGGCTCGCCACATCGTTGAATGTCTCGATGTTGCCACTGAGCTGGTTTTCGTCCCATCCCGGAGTGAGCTGCTTGCCCTGGCAACATCACACACCGAGCTATCAAAGATCCGTGCAAAGGTCAAACGGGACCTCAAGGGCATCAGCCCTACCATCGCCTGATGGGGCCCAGATAAACAGGTTGGGATGGACACTGTACCCGGTGTCTATCCTGGTATCGAACCTGTTCATTCGGGTACTATCAAACCAAGGAGAATTTTAACGATGAGTCGATTCCTCCTTGGTCATGATATGCAGACTCACAACAACAGCTTAGCCAATCTTCGTCGGGGGGTTGGTGAGCGTGTTCTGTTCCGCGACAGAGCTCTAACCGAGTGCGTACCTGACGCACCCGGCATTTTCGTGGAAAGGTTAGCATCATACCGCGACGCCATTGTTCAACGGATTGGGTTCCAAACCCCTGTGACCCGCAGCACGTTTGTGGGCTACTACAAGGGTCCCCGGAAACTCACTTACCAGAGAGCCGTGGATGGACTGGCTATTTCGCCACTCCGCCCCAACGATGCATACCTCAAGACTTTTGTCAAAGCAGAGAAACTCAACTTTACATTAAAACCGGATCCGGCGCCACGAGTCATTCAGCCCAGAGACCCTCGGTATAATGTTGAAGTTGGTAAGTTTCTACGCCCAATCGAGCACAAAATGTACAGCGCAATCGATGATCTCTTTAAATCTCCTACCATTATGAGCCAGTATAATGCATATACACAAGCCAAAATACTCCACGATAAGTGGATCAAATTCCGTCGGCCAGTGTGTGTGGGATTAGACGCCTCACGTTTTGATCAACATGTCTCAAAGCAAGCTCTCAGATTTGAGCACTCTATATACAATCATATATTTAAGAGTGTTGAATTGTGGAAGCTCCTGAAAATGCAATTGGTTAATCGTGGGTTTGCTCGCGCGCAGGATGGAGAGTTCTCATACGTCAAAC